TAGCTAAGCAAGTTAGATCCTGACTCCCATGGATCGGTACTAGTACCGTCCACGGAAGGCAAAATCTGATAGCCTGCATAGCGATTTATGTCTGGCGAATCATCTGGAGGATTTTCATCCTTCAAGTATTTGAATCCCAGCGAAATTGCTCGTGCTTGCGCACGCTTCGCTTGAACTCGACGCTCCATAGCTAAAATTTGAGTTGGATTCACATCCAATTCAATTCAACTACGGAAGAGAATCTCACGCCAATTATCAGACATGAGATTGGCCTCAAGAATCTCTAAATTCGTAACAAGTTTCATGTACTCCTCTTGGAGAACAATCATCACAGGCATCATGAGTTTATGATATTCTTTCATATCCTCAGGAAGACCTGTGGAGATCTCCTGCATCATCCCTTGATCTCTAAAGATCAATTCGGTTTGATTCTGGATAACTCCTCGAGCGAGAAACATACCGATAACATTGACATACTGATCATCATCCAAACCTGGATAAGGATCGTATCCAATCTTATCGAGAACAACTTCACGAAGAAGCGTTATGTTCTGAAACCTGGTTAGATATGACCAGAACGCTTTTCCTTTAATATTTAATCTTTGGTGGAAATCATTATCCCAGGTAATAAAACCTTTGATAGAATTTCTACGTAAAGATCTAAATAGTTCAAGGAGAACGTCTCCGTTCATATCGAAGGGATCAGGGTATCCTCTTCTCAAAGATTCTGATAAAACCATAAGCGTTTCAGTAACGCCTTTGGCAGTGTTCTGGATTCCTGCTAAAGGAAATCCAGTAACCTCAGTATCTTTAAAGAAGAACCTCTTTGCAAACTCAAATGAATGTTGTGAAACCAAGGTTTTATCCGAGGATACATCAACACCTATTTGGTTAAGTAAAGAGAGATACTCCTGAGCAACCCGATCATTCCTAATGACTACATCATCACCAAGGAGTCGATAATCAAGAAAAGGAAGCCTTAAACCGGCTCTCTTTGCTGAAAATTGAATCCAGAGGTGATGAGTTAATGCAAAGACTGCCCATGAAGAGTATAACCCCATTGGTTGACCAGTATTATAAGTATAATACCGGCCTTTATACCAAAAGGGTTCACCCACCATGAGGTCAGTCCATGCATCGGAGAATTCCTTACCCTCTAACTGTTCAACAACCAATCTCTGAAGAGAGATAGGAAATCGATCAGTAGCTGAGGTTAAGTCAATACTCCAGTACTTTTGGGAAGGATCGCCAAATGGGGAAATGTTCTGACCACTGGTTAAATCCGTCTTCCACCCTCCAAGAATCCTCAAAATGGATTCATGGAACGGTTTAAGAAGAGATTGAGACCAGTAGTCTCCAATTCCTATGACCCGTTCTTTAGCTTCTTTATCATCAATCGTAGAGATTCGTCGAAGGATAGGTTTATCCTTAAACTCCTCTTTTGGATTAGTGATCCAGAACTTAAAGTACGGAATCATATCTTGCAAATAAATAATCAATTTCTGATACTTATGAGGTAAGAGAGATAGGATATATCCATATCTATCTAACCAAACATAAACGTCATGAGTTGCATTATTTAATGCAGGACCATTAGGTCCCATACGTGTAGTGGGGTGAAGATAATCCCAGACCCATGACTGGGTCTTTGGCAGAGATTTAGACGCTACCAAGAAAGAATAAAATTCTTCTTGCAGTGCACTAAACTCCTCCCGTGGAGGAAGGAAAATTGGAGATAAATCCAATTTCTTCCATCCAGGGATGATCCTTGAGATTTGTAAGAAACTCAAGGTTGCCCTGATTATCGCCACCTCACCCCTCTCAATACAAGAGGCTACCTCAGGTCCTAAAACCTTAGGTAGTCCACTCTTATATTGAGAGAGCCCTGTTACGAATAATGGATCTCCAGCAAGGTAACGGTAAATAATTACCCGGATACGTTTAAGCATCAAAATTGCTTCTACGTTTCCCCTTGTTTTGATCCATAATTCAGTTTTCTTGGCCAACCTCTCTGATAGTGCTGTAAGAGGCACGTCGAGAGAGGGATTTTGATACTTTAAGATGGAGTCCAAATACCATCTTCCGATGACTTGGAACATTTTAAGGTATCGAAATAAGAAAACAGTAATATTAATTTCTTACTGTTGGCTTAGGCCTTGGGGCAAAATTATAGCCGTTTATTGCCACGGCGAGGTGTTAACACACCATGGCTCAATAGGTATTTCACCTATAGGTTATACCCGTAAGGGCTAGCATGTAAGCCAACACCGCTTAAACCTGCGGTAAGGTTTACACCTTTACTGGGTCAGGCAACTAGAGGACTAGTCACCCTCTGATAGCTCCTGCTAAAGAGCTATCAGTCCGCTAAGGATTAA